CCATGTTCAACGACTTTTAATTCTAAGTTAGGATCATCACTATCACAAACTTCAGTTTCTAAAAAAATTAAGTTGCCATGATTTATAGCACATTCTAAATCTTGTTTCCAATTATCTAGATGATATAAGACACCCCAGTGAATAACAATATCGAACTTTCTTTTTAAATCCCAATTTTCTTCTAGATTAAGTTGAATGACTTCTTCATCGGGCATTAATTGTTTCATACTATCAACTAGTTCTTTTCTTGCTTCAGCAAAAGTTACTTTTGCTCCCCATTCTTTAAACTTTCTTCCTATATGACCTTGGCCGCAACCTAATTCTAGAATAGTTTTATTCTGGAAAAATTCTTTTCCAAAAATTTTCTCTATTTTATTTAATCTGGTGTTTCTCCAAATTTCATAATGTTGTAAATCGAAAACTTGAGGTGTAAAAGCTTGTTTCATAATTATACTTTATCCATTTCTACGTAAGAACCTTTTGGTGTATGCATTAAAGTTTTGTTAATATTAAATTCTTTCCAGTTCAATCTTAGATTTGTTATATGTTGTTCAGTTATAACATGAGGACATAACAAATTGGTTTGTTTATATAATTCAGAAATGAAACAAATAATTTTTGTGAAGAATAACATTTGTCCTACACTACCAACTTGCATCAAATCTCCAGTTCCTTGGCCTAGATGATTTCTATGAGCAATAGTATAGAAAGTTCCCATATTAAAATCAGGAAGATCCTCATGAAAGACCATATCTGGTCGCATACGAATGACTAGATCATAATTTCCTTGTAATTGTGCCATATGTTTTTCAACCAAAGAAAATCCTTGATGCATTTTGTAATACATCGAAAGAATATTTTTTGGCCTATGTGCAAAATTTTCAAAATATGTTGCACACTGTTCAAAGTGTTGATTAAAATCGTTCCAATATTCTTTTACAAAGTATAAAGGTTTATAAGCATCAATCACCTCTTGATCTATAATCTCTGGCGTTTCTTCAAAAAAACCTTTTTCGTTTTGTTTATCACCGGGAATCCACCAACCCTCTTCATCCCAAGTATGAATGAATATATCCGGATTATAACGATCAATTATTTTTTCCTTGAAATTAGGAAATACTTGTTTCCAACACCTTAGGTGTCCAGTTAATACGACAGCAACTCTCATATTTTATGGTTCTCCAAAAAGTAATTTAAATCTTCTGGTGTTCCTATTCCCCACATTCTTTCAATGTGCTTGGTTCTTATTTTTTTACCATCACTAATCGCTTCATTAAATACTGGACATACATAGAACTCATTATTGACACGAATGTTTTTCTGTATCATCTGCTCAGCATACTTAACATAGTCACTACCTTGTTTCCAATAATATATTCCCACGGTTGCAATATTTGAGATTGGCTTTTTCTCTGCAACTTCTGAAACAAAACCATTCTCATCTAATTTAGCAAAAGACCATTTTGGATGGGTGGCTTCAAATGTAACTATACCACCATCGATAGTGTCAGCAGTAAATGCATATAGACATTCATTGGAATTCCATTCAACGAATTGATCTGAGTTTGCCATCAATAGAGGTTCACCGTTATTGATAAGTTCTTTTGCAAGTAATGTTGTACATGCAGCACCTTCTGTTATACCATCAACTTGAATTATGTCACAACCTGGAGCAATAAGATTTAATAATTGTTTTAGATTATATTTTTCGTAGTGTTCTTTTTGCACAATGAAAATGAAATGTGCTTCGACATTAAGATTTTCTACAACAACCTGAATCATTGGTTTTCCGCGAACTTCAATTAAAGGTTTTGGAAAAGTATAACCGGCTGCAGCGAATCTACTACCTGCACCTGCCATTGGTATCAACACATTCATTTTTTTATTTCTCCATGGTATATTTGTTTTTTTAATTCCATTTAATATATCAAGCGCATCATCTATCTTATCTTTTGTCAAATCGAAAGAGTCTTTGAGTGGAATTAAGTGAGCGCCAGAATTCAAAGCACCTTCTCTTCCTATGTGACTATCTTCAAAGATAACAGTAGTTTTAGGTAAGGCATTTAAAACTGTCATACATTGCCAATACATTTCTGGATATGGCTTGGGTCTCCTAACATCTTCATTACTTACAAAGTAATCTACATATTCTAACACACCTATAGATATTAAAGCAAGTTTTACCGTTTCCCGTATAGAATTACTTGCAACGGCAACTTTTATACCTTGTGATTTTAGATTACTGAAAAATTCTATTAGAGTTGGATTTTTTGGAAACTGTTTGATTAATTCAAAAGTTGCTGTCTGTTTATCTTGCCAGACTTGGTCGTAGAAACTCGTAGGCAAACCTTTTCTTTCGGTAAGCATTTCGAGTTTTCTGGTGGTGTTTAACCCATCAAAAACACTGAGGTGTTCTTCTCGGTCAATTACATATCTTTCATCAACTCTTCTCAATGCATCATTAAGAGCATGATAATGTAATTCTCTAGATTCAATTAAAACGCCATCTAAGTCAAATATAATTAATTTATTTCGCATCACGATGTACCTTATTATGTCTCACTATACTTTTTCCATTACAAACATACTTATATCTATGTCTCACTCGGAGAGACCATTCAACATCGTCAGCTTGACCCCAGGCCAATTGTTCATTAAATGGATTGTCGATAATTAGTTGTGTCTTTGCAGCAACGAAACCACCAGATTGATACATGTAATTTGCATGTGACCAATCGTCATAGTGTAATGAAGTATATCTGGGAAATAAAGGTGAGTCCCAACAAACCCAATCTGTAAAATGCCTTTTGCCGTTTATTAAATATTGTGGACAAGAACAAATGTCCCAATCATTTCCAAACTCTAAAAAGTTTTTGTACCAGTCTTTATCAAAAACAAAGTAGTCGTGCATCAATACAATGTTTTGAAGATTGGCAGAACGAGCCAATAAGTTTTTCTTTCTCGTTATCCAACCAGGTTTAACAGATTCATCAAAATAAATATATCTCTCATATTTTGAACCTTCTACCTTTTTTTCACCTATCACCAGAACTTGATAATCACCACCATTTTCCGGAATGTTTAAACTATGAATAGAATCTATAACTTCTTTTAATTTTTCTTCATCGTCATATTTTGTAAGAATGCCAAAAGTAAAATTCATACTAACCTCATAATGTCATCAACTGTATTTTTTATCATGTGATTTAACGTAACATATTCGTATGCGTTTTCAATTTGTTTTTCTTTATCACCATCAAAATCTAAAATGTATTCTCGAAGTTGATGATCATTTGTATATGTAAAACCAAATTCATTCATTAGATTAGCACCAGCAATTTTTCTGGAAGCCCAAGGAGTTTTATTTAACATAGATTCCAAAAGTACTAAACCAAACCCTTCACTGAAGGAATGCATAATGTATAAATCTGCATCACGAATAGCCGATAAAACATCTTCTCGATCTTCTATCATAAATGTTTTAACATATTTCGAATCATTTGGTCGAATGTTATGTCTGTTATCATAACCAGTTAATACTAACGTAGCGTCATCTCTTCCAATATCATCGAATATTTGTGCAAGTTCATTCATTGCTTTATTTGGCCAAAACCCTCCACAAGACAGAAACATATGTTTGGTTTCTATGCCATATTTTTCTCTAAAACCTGGCATACCAACAGATATCTTTTCGTCTATACCATGAATAACTCTAACACACTTATTCATGTGATTATGTTTTTTCAATAATTCATAATCTTCTGGCGCAGAACAACCCAAATATTTTACATGTTGCATAGCGTGCATGTACACTGGACTTTCAGATGGTTTTATAATCATGAATAGTATTGGTGAAGGTATTCTTTCTGCGTTCATCAATACTAAATTCTGTAAACCAACATCGCCACCATGAACAATAATCAAATCAAAATTTTGTCCTAATATGTTTACATCCGAAGTAACTTTTACTCCATTCAAATCACCTTTATGTTCTCCTGTGAAAACGGAAACATCATGTCCTCTACGAACACATTCTTCGGCCATATCTCTGACATAATTCTCAGAACCACCAGGATAAGGAGCATAACGATGCACTACAAACAATAAACGCTTCATGCAAATTTTTCCTCAATGACCTTTTTCATTTCAGGCACACGATCATACTGATGTACAATATGATATTCTAATCCGGTTGACGTTACTACTTTACCGTTTTCTAATTTTGGTTTTGGTTCTAAAAGCACAGGATCAAATTGAGCGGCTTTGCTTGGATCACCTGTTGTTCCTAATTGACATGCCCAACCATCTTCCGACCTAGTATATTTTGATAGTGAAGTATAAGGATTTTGACTTACCATGAAATTAAAAGTAGACTGATCGCAAATTGGAATAGGTCTATTTAAACATGATACAAAAATATTCAAAGCTAAATCACGGATAGCATAACCATGTCCAGCTAAAACACCAACGTTGAAGATTTCATTATTTTTAAACTGTTCGTAAATGTAAGCACCAAAAGTTTCTTTTAGATTTTGGTCACCCCAAGGTTCATCTTTGTAGAGAATACTTTCTGAAGCAAAGACTAAATTCTTAGAGATACATTCGGCTTCAAGGTATTCAATAGGATTTTTTTGAAATACAACATCTTTAACATCAGTCGTAATGACATATCTGTAATCTCTATTCTTTAAATAGTTATAGATATGTAAAAATCTTTCGGTGTGAACAGGCATTGAAGATGAATAAGATAAGTTTCCTGAATCATCTTGATTGAAACCTATTACACCGAAACCTGCCTCTGTAATTTTTTTAACAGTATCAGCATCACAGTTCATCAAGATTAAAACTTTATCACCCTCGAAACCTGAGGCATTGATAGAATTGATCCAATATTTTAATTTAGACCAATCATAATTAGTAGAACATCCTATAATCAAATCACGCACAATCATTCTCCTTAATTTATCATATATTCTTTATATATCTTTTAAACCTCTGAACTTTTTGTCCTGGTGTATCTTCTATATATTTTCTTGTGGTTTCGGGTCTGCCCCATTCTCCTGCACCAGCTTTCGAAACAAATTCTTGTTGTTCATTTACATCACCAATTCTTTGCACTGAACCATCTGATTTTGCAAAGTAGGCTTCAAATTTTACATCTTTAAAATCTTTTTTCAAACGTAAAAATTCTTTTAGATTCGCAAGACTATCATCGAACAAACGAACGTGAGAAAATTTACCTTGTTTTAAGTAATTATAAATTATAACATACTTAGCATGAGCTGGCGACAATTTTGTTAATTTACCAGCACGTTCAACTCTTACCTTATCAATATCAAAACCATATTGACGAAATGTATCTAAAAATGTTTCTTTATCATCGAAATCATTACGAGCAGTCAAAATAATCATTTGACTACCGGGTTTATTTACTACATTACGTAAAATAGCTTTCGCTTTAGAGAACATCTTAGTAATTGGTTTCGATTCTTCTTTAAATTTTTTAGCGTCACGAAACTGGCGATAATCGAATTCTTCACCTTTTTTTAATTGATATGTATTGAATTCCTGATTATTTAATTCACGAACAACTTTACCATTTTTTTTAACGGCAATTTTTGCCGTAGTATGAAAGAGAGTATCATCAATATCAAATATGGTTAATCCTGAACCTGTTTTTGAAGAAGAATCTTTTTCTTCATTCATACTCTTAAACATTTGTATTCTAGCTTCTTGTTTGCTCACCCACTCATTAGATGGTTTACCCTCACCTTTGTAATATGCAAGAGGTCGTTGAGTTTTTTTCGAAACTAAAGCCCAACGACCATTTACTTGTTTTAACATTAAGCAGCCTTTGGTAAATTTTTATCTTGATAGTCTTTGATTGCTGCTTTAATAGCATCTTCGGCTAAGATTGAACAATGTATCTTAACTGGTGGTAGAGCCAACTCTTCCGCAATCTCGGTGTTTTTAATTGCACCTGCTTCTTCAAGCGTTTTTCCTTTGACCCACTCTGTGACGAGCGACGAGCTCGCAATCGCACTCCCGCAGCCATATGTTTTAAATTTCGCATCTGTAATAATTCCTTCTTCTACTTTTATCTGCAATTTCAAAACATCACCGCAAGCTGGAGCACCTACTAATCCTGTGCCGACACTTTCATCACCGACATCAAACTTACCTACATTTCTTGGATTTTCGTAATGATCTAATACTTGAGTTGAATAAGCCATTTTAACCTCTTGTTAATTTAAGTATCTTTTGTATTTGATCTTCGACTAATTTTTTTCTGTTTGGCCAATATATGTATTCTTTATCGGCCGTTTGTAAAAGTTTTGTAAAGAAAGGTAAAACCAATTTCTCGACTTGTTGTAATCTAACTTGAAACTCTTCTACGGTGTCAGCCTTCTCATTGATTACTGCATTATACTCTTCTTCAGAGACAGCAGAGAAACCAAAGTCATCATCTCCGTATTCTTGTAATATTTTATTTAAATCGTATGCCATTATTTGCTCCAATTTTTTGCAGCATTAAAATTAGTTTGGCTAAACTCTAGTCGATCAACTAACTTCAATGCACCACCACTTATCCTATCTACTGCCACAAACCCTTCGGGACCAGTAACTCTATAACCATCTTCTGTTCTAACAAAGGTATCTACTGAAGATTTAATTGATTCTAATTTTCTTATTATCATTAACTTAGCATCAACTATTAGATTCATTAAATCAAAAATAGATTTTAATTGATTAGAACTACCTCTATAGAATCTCATCACTTCATTTTTTTCAGCAATTCTTTTCTTCTTTGTATCTTCTTTCTTTGCAGAAATTATTTCTTTATTTAACTTATCTTCAATATATTTAATTAGTTCTGATACATGTTGGCCGGTATTCGTTACCTTTTGAC